GGTCCAAGTGGACCGACAGGTTGGACGGGATGGACTGGTGTTACAGGACAAACAGGACAAACTGGAATGACTGGTCCAACTTTATGGCTAGGAGAGAACACAAATACAATATATTATTCAAAAACAAACGTAGCCATAGGTAAAACAACTGCTTCATATGCATTTGATGTAAGTGGTTTTTCTAGTTTTTCAAATACCTCTTATGTTCAAAATATTTCGGAAAAAATCACAGCAAATATTACATCAGTAAGTACGAATACATTTACAATTGACTATTCAAGTGGTTCCACTTTTTATTTGAATGGATCAGGTTTAAGTAGTACATCACCCCTTTCTTTACAAATTCAAAATATTCCGAACATTACAGATATTTCTCGTAGTTATATTTTAACAACTATTTTAAAAGGATCTAATAGTGGTAATAGTTATATTGGGAATGTAAAAGTTAGTCAAGGCGCATCTTTTACCACCTCCAATGTTATCATCCCAAAATATAATAATACCATTTCTGATATCAATACATTAGTATCTTCTGTGTCAAGTAATGGATATATTATGCAACAATTGGCTTATTTCTATTTAGATAGTAGTTCCGTTGTTTTCTCTAACGTTTCTTCTTTCCAATAAAAATCAAATATAATTATATCATGGATTTTGATTTAAATATACAAAATTATTCACTTGACGATTTAAAACTTTTTTTTCAATTATCTTCCTCCTATTCCATTTCTGACATAGAAAAAAAAGAAGTAGAAATGAGAACATTATTAATATCTAGTGGACATATTCCTTCTTTATATACAAGAGATTTTATTCTTTTTCTAACAGAAGCAAAACAAATATTAAGAGAAAATATTCCTGTTCCAAAGTTACCACCAGAGAAATCCTCCTATCCAAAATATTTACCACCACCTTCTAGACAAGAAAATGTCATTCTTCCTCCACAAACACCTTTTCTATATACACAAAATAGTGATTATTTTCAAGGTACCTTAAATCCCATACATACTCGTACTATAAAAACATGTATTACTATTGATTCTAGATTTCGTTCGTCTTCCTCTTCTAGTTCTGATTTTATTGTTTCTCTTCCTAATAAACTTTCTCATGTTTTATCTCTAGAATGTTGTTCTTTTGAAATCCAATCCAATACCATTCCCAATATTTCTGTTTCTCTGGGAAATCACTTTTTTTTTATGAATATTAAAACCATTGATAAAGAATATCCACATATTTTTCTATTACCGAATGGACATTATAATACGAAATATTTATTATATACTTTAAATCGTTTGTTTTCTGAACAAAAACAAACACCTTATCCTTTTTTAGAATGGATATTAGATCCTTATGGTTCTGGGAAAATGGTAATACTGATTTCTAATAATACCAAGGATGATGTTTACACAAAACAAATTATTGATATCACACTAGATTTTTCATATGATATAAATGGCAATCTAGATACACGTGATTCTTTAACAAAATTAGGAAGAATTTTGGGTTTTACACAAAAAAAATATACGGGGAAATTATTTTATATGGGTGAAACAATTCCCAATCCTTCTCTCAGTATCAATTATTTTTATTTATGTGTGGATGATTTTATAAATCGTTCTTCTATTACTTTTCATCCTACGGTTACCAAAACAACTATCTTTCCTTCTACTCTAGCCAGAATTTCTCCTTTAGTTGAACCTATACAAACCATTTCTATACCTAGAAAATACTTTGGACCTGTTGATTTAACACGTTTTCAAATACGTATTGTCAATGCATATGGTCAAACCTTTGATTTAGAAAATACAGATTATTCTTTTTGTTTACAATTAGATATTGTTTATGATCTATAAGTTATTTATTTATAAAAAAAGAATAATAAATAAATAATCATTCTGAATATACAAGAAATGAATACGATTGTAACTGCATTTATGACTGGTATCAACCAAATTGATTTTCGTAGCGCAGAACAATATATGGAATATGGTAATAAATTATTGATTCTTCCTATACCGAAAATAGTATTTGTCGAATCTCATATTTATTACCTTTATTATTCTTCTACATCCTTTCCCCTTACTACTTTTATTCCCTTTGAAAGAAATGATAATTATTTACATCCCTTTCTTTCCGAATGGAAAATACCTGAAAATCTACAAACAAATAATCCGAGAAAAGATACTCCAGAATATATGATTGTACAATGTCATAAAACAGAATGGTTAAAAATGGCTGCTAAACAGAATCCTTATCAAACCACTGATTTTACATGGATTGATTTTGGTATTTATCATATGATTCAAAATGAAGAATTGTTTCAAAATCATTTAAAACATATTTCTAATGTTACTTATCCACTCATTCGCATTGCCAGTTGTATTGATCCTAATGAATCTTGTTCTATGGATCTTTTTTCTCGTGTAGTATGGTTTTTTTGTGGTTCTGTTATTGGGGGAAATCGTGAAACACTCATAACATTTGCAGATATAATGAAAGAAAAATGTTTATCTATTTTTCAAGAAAAAAAACATTTAACTTGGGAAGTGAATATTTGGTATATGCTTTTTCAAGAACATAAAGAATTATTTCAATATTATAAAGCCGATCATAATGTATCCATTCTTTCTCAATATTAAAAATTACCGATAGGTTTGAAATAAAATATCAAAAATGGGTACTAAAATACAATAATTGCATTTAAGAAGGGAATGATGAATATGATGATGATCATAAAACAATTTGGAATGAGACAAATAAGAAGAGGTTAAATAAATGTATAAAACAGTATTTAATTCAAAATACGTGACCGGTAAATAAGTAAGAGGGAGTCCAAGAGATACAATTAACCCAAGTGAATCAAATGTAGTTAAATAAAACGTATCAAAAGGATACACATCGTGATTTACATGATGTTGCTTATGTATTTTTTGATACAAAAAAGTATTAGAATGGGCACTCCGATGGTAAATATAATAAATGAATTCAATACAAAGACCATATAGACACATATTCATCCCTGTCTGGAACCATGTATGATTGTTTTCAGATTCGATTTTATGAATAAAAAAGGCAGCCGTTATAACTGCTTGTGATAAAACAACGACGACTGTATTACCTGCTTCTTTTGCGCGAGTATAAATAAGATCGGTAGTATATATAGGATTTATAAAGGGTTGTTTGAAAACAACACAAGTAACATATGCAGTGAGAGTAGAAAGACTAAATACAGTTGTTAGATTAAAAAAAGAATAATAGAAATCGTTTAATGAAAACATTCTTTTCTTATAGGATATATTATTCTTATATATTTTTCTTCCTTTTCTAACCCTAAGAAATGGGAAACCCTAACCACGACAATAAAAAACGGCCAGAACCGTATGTGCGCCCAATAAGAAACCAATAAAATTAGTTTTTTTGGAAAATCTACAATATTATTAGTGCCGAAGAATAGGAACATGACGAACATTATTTTAAGAAGATTAAATCGTTTTTTTGAGAAGTTTGACACTATTAATCTAGTCAACTATTTTGAAATATCTCATGGTGGAATGTTCTTAGACTTTCAAGTTTCAAGATGTTCCGAATTTGAACTTTTGTTTGTCGGCCAAGCAATAAGAAAACACAAATTACTTGACTTTGTGGAGTTGCCTATTGAGTTGAGTCGTCTTATACATTCATTTCTTAGAGACACGATTCAAGTCAATTTCAAAATGAGATTACCGAACGATTATCCTTTCATTGCACCTATTTGGAGTGTATCAGAAATCCGTAATAATTTCTTACAGGATAACACAGAGATCAATAGCTACTATAATAATATAATTCAACGACATAATCAAAGAAATCAAAATTGGACTCCAGTACATGAAATTGAAAAAGATATCTTAAACATTGTCGTAGAAATTCATCCGTTTGGCGATATCTTTCAACAGAACTTTTCTTTTACACATGATTCGTGTTACTAAGTAATCTGAAATACTTTCCAGTCAATAGAACACGAGACATATCCAACAAAAACAAATAAAAAGAAAACTATCAAACTACAAACGAATGAATGCTGCAAGTGAAGAACAGCAACGAATAATTAATTGTATAAAAGAAAAGAAAAATGTGGTGGTCAATGCATGTGCTGGTTCTGGGAAATCGAATACTGTTTTATCATGTGCCATACAACTACCTGACTATCATTTTCTACAAATTACGTATAATAAAACATTAAGACAAGAAGTCAGAGAAACAGTAAAACAACTTGAGTTAACAAATATTGAAGTTCAAACGTTTCATAGTTTAGCTTATCGTTATTATGGAAAAGAAGGTCAAACAGATGAAGGGATTCGTTTCTTTGTGACAGAAAAAAAAATGCCTATCTTGCCACCTCCAATCTACCATGTAGTAGTCATAGATGAAGCACAAGATATGACGATTCTCTATAAAGATTTTCTTTCCCGATTTCTTCTTTTTCAAAAAGATATTCTTCTATTAGTCTTAGGTGATGAGAAACAAGGATTATATGAATTTAAAGGAGCAGATATTCGTTTCTTAACCAAAGCATCCGAAATATGGAAAGATCATCCAAGTCTTCTCTCGTCTCATTTCGAAAGAGGGACTTTATTAACTTCTTATCGGATTACAATTCCTATATGTCAATTTGTGAATGATGTTTTATTAGATTCTACAAACCGAATCATAGCTATTAAAGAGGGTCCAAAAGTTCAATATATAAGACGGAATTATTCTAGTACGATTTCTACTATAATAGGAAATATTTTAAAATTAATTGAACAAGGTGCAAAATATGATGAATTTTTTATTTTGGGTGGTTCTGTAAAAGAAAATAGTTTTTTAAGAAAAATAGAAAACGGTTTGGCCGAAAAACATATTCCTTGTTATGTTCCAACATTAGATGCACCAGAAGAATTGGATCCTAGAATTATGAAAAATAAAATCACTTTTTCGACTTTTCATACTTCTAAAGGAAGACAAAGAAAATATGTGTTTATTCATGGATTTGATTCTAGTTATTTCTTATACAATGCAAAAGATTTACCGATAGATATTTGTCCTAATACGATTTATGTAGGTTGTACAAGAGCATCAGAAAAGTTATATGTATATGAAAATAGTGATGTACGTCCATTTGAATTTTTACGAATGTCACATATTGATATGTTGAAATCCGATTTTATTACTTTTTCTGGTCCACCTTGTGTTCAATTTCCAGTATCAGAAGAAAAACAAGAGAAAAAAAAAACATATACGACACCCACAGAATTATTACGTTTCATGTCAGAAGATGTATATCAAACGATTACTCCTATGGTAAATAAAATCTTTGAAGTCATTCAATTAAAAGGAGATGAAATAAATCTTCCAAATATTTATGAAACGAAAAATGGTTATTTTGAAGATGTAAGTGATATTAACGGAATAGTCATTCCTTTATGGGTTTATCAACAAATGGGTATATCAGAAAACAATGTTTTACAAAAATTGATTTTACAATCTATTCAAGATATGAAAAAAGAACATCCATTTTTAACACAATTAGTAAATAACATGCCTCCTAGTTGTGATTCTATCCAAGATTATTTATATGTAACTAATCTATTTATTTCTATACAAGAAAAATTATATTCAAAAATCAAACAAATTCCTTTGGAAGAATGTCAATGGTTATCTTTAAAAACATTAGAAATATCATTAGAAAGAATGAAATATGCTCTTCGTAATGAATCCGGGCCTTTTAAAATAGAAACAACTCTCATACGTTATTCTGAAGATGAACAACATATTTATATTGATGAAGCGTTATCTAACGTATTACCACCTTCACGAGTGTTACGTTTTACAGCTAGAACCGATTTTGATAGTGAATCCTCTATTTGGGAAATGAAATGTACCAGTCATATCAGTATTGAACATAAACTTCAATTAATCATTTACTTATGGTTATATCATATGACTTTACCTATTTCATTGAGAGAAACGAAGAAGAAAACGGGTTATCTTTTTAATATTAAAACCAATGAATGTTTTCGTTGTAATGGATCATTACAAGAATGGACTGAGATTATTCAGAATATTGTGAAAGCAAAAACTGGAAATCAGAATCTTTCCCATATAATGAAAAATATCCCAGGGATGTAAAAACCTAGTTTTTACATTTTATCAAACTGGTTGGTAAGAAAACTTTTTATTTTCAAAATCTTTTTGTTACGAAGCAGTGCCAAAAAATGTAAAAA